AAAAAAGGAGGGCAAGATGCCATCAACACAATACGATATCAAAGGTAGAATTGAATGGGCAAAAGTATTTGAGTCCAATCGTGACCGTGCAGAGTTTCATCAGGAGACTGACGGTATGTACAAGGTCACAGTTGCTACTGATGAGAAGACTATGAAAGAACTGCAGAAAGCAGGTCTTGGTAAAAAGTTTAAAGAGACTGATCATGGGTGGAGTGTTACCCTAGATCGTCCTCATAAAGGTAAGCACGAATGGCAGGGTGGTCCTCCCATCGTGGCTGACATTACTGGTAAAGCATGGAACCTAGAAGAGAAAGGTTTCATTGGTAACGGTAGTGAAGGTATTGTAAAGTTTGAACTGTACGATGCTGGTGCACGTAAAGGTTCACGCCTGTTAGGACTTCAAGTCCTAGATCATGTGGTCTATGAATCAGAAGGTGGTTCCTCCCAGCCACGTTCAATGTTCACTGACCACTCCCAGAGTTCTGGTGGTTCCACGTCTTCCACCTCCTCCCAAGAACCTCAGGACTCCATCCCCTTCTAGGTCTCCCTGTTCCTTCCCTAGAAGAAATCGCCCTCACCCTTTTCCTTTCGGGGGTGGGGGCGTATATACATAAGGATATACAATGCCAAAGATAGACACACTCATCAAAGATATGGAAGACACAATACTTGGTCTCAATGGTTGGGATCATTTGATTAGCCTAAAGATGGGTGATCGTATTGGTAAAGCAGCTACCTCTAGATTTAGAGCACCCCAGAAACCAAGAGGGTACTTGTCGTTTTCTTCTATTGGTAGTCCATGTAAAAGAAAACTGTGGTATAAGATTAACGAACCTGCTTTAGCACGTCCTCTTGCTCCATCGGACTTGCTCAAGTTCTTTTACGGTGACATGATAGAAGAGTTGGTCCTCGCTGTTGTTGAGGCTTCTGGTCACACTGTTGAGGGAACGCAGGATCGTATGCGTATTAATGACTTAGCTGGTCACAGAGATGCAGTCATTGATGGCATGACAGTGGATGTTAAATCCGCATCCCCTTACTCGTTTAAGAAGTTTGTTGAAGGTAACCTGAGGGAAGATGATCCTTTTGGGTACATCAGTCAGTTAAGTTCTTACGTGTACGCAGCTAAGGATGATCCACTGGTAACTAACAAAACACATGGAGCTTTTCTTGTTGTTGATAAAGTCAATGGTTCACTTTGTCTTGATGTCTACGACTTTACTCCTGAACTAGAACAGAAGGAGAAAGAGGTAGAGCAAGTAAAGGAAATGGTAGCAGGTGACATACCTGACAGAGGCTTTGAACCTGTCCCTCAATCAAAGACTAGCCCTAACACAAAGCTGCATCCTTCCTGTGGATTCTGTGAGTTTAACAAGAAGTGTTGGCCTGAGGCCAGAAGATTTGTTTACGGTAACGGTGATGTTCTTCTCGTTGATGTGGTTAAGAAACCCAATGTACCAGAGGATCTAACCTACAATGAACAGAAAGAAGTTTAGTGCAGCAGCACTCAAGGCAGGGTATCGTTCTGGTTTTGAAGATGATGTTGCCAATGAGTTACGTTCTAAAAAGATTCAGTTTACCTACGAAAAAGAAAAGATTAAGTGGGTTGACTTAAAAGTAAGAACGTATACACCTGACTTTGTTTTAGGCAATGGTATCATCATAGAAACCAAAGGCCGATTTGTAGCAAACGACAGACGCAAACACCGTGAAATCCAGAAGCAGCATCCTGACTTGGATATCCGTTTTGTTTTTCAAAATAGTAGAGCTAAACTTTATAAAGGTGCTAAGTCATCTTATGGTGACTGGTGTAAGAAGTACGGTTTTAAGTACGCAGATAAATCAATTCCTGATGATTGGTTGAAAGAATAGATTGACGTTATTAAATTAGATCATATAACTTGGAGGTTCCTGTGTTGTTCGAAGTGACAATGCTAATTGAGTTAGATCCTGAAGCAAACTTTATTGCTTCAGACAGTATGGAAAGAAGTCTTGAAGAAGTTCTTCAGGACACTATCTATGATATAGACGATGTAGAAATAAAAGAAATAGAGGTGAAAGAGAAATGATGAGTGTGAAAGATCTGGATTCAATAGGCTTCTTTGAAGCATTCCAGACAGCAGAGGATATAAAGGTAACAGACTATTCTAATTGGGTGGAGAAAAAGATTTTAACTGAGGGGCAAGACAGATTAGTTGAGAATACACTTGGTCTTGTTGGTGAAGCAGGGGAGGTTGCAGAAAAAATAAAGAAACTTATTCGTGATAGTAGCAGGTTTACTAACGAAGAGATTATGAAAGAGCTAGGTGATGTAGTGTTCTATGCTACTGCTCTAGCAAACATCTATGGCAAGGGATTGAACGAGGTTCTCGAACTAAACATTGCCAAACTAGACGACAGACAGAAACGTGGGAAACTAAAAGGATCAGGAGATAACAGATGAAAGATGTTCACGAAGAAGTATACGGCCCAACACTAGCAATCTCAGAAGAAATCCATGCCATGAAGTATCGTAGCAAGGGTGAAACATTTCGTGAGGCAATGACTCGTGTTGCTGAAGCACTGAAGGATAATGAGGCACATTTTAATAACTTTCGTAACATCTTATACAATCAAAGGTTCTTACCTGCTGGACGTGTCCAGTCAGCTATGGGTGCACCAAGACGTGTGACACCTTACAACTGCTTCGTGTCAATGACTATTGAAGATAGTATGGACGGTATTATGGAAGCAGCAAGACGTGCAGCAGAGACTATGAGACTAGGTGGTGGTATTGGTTATGACTTTAGTACACTCCGTCCTCGTGGCACATTGATCAAGTCACTGGACTCTAAGTCATCTGGTCCTCTATCTTTCATGGGTATCTTTGATGCTGTCTGTCGTACCATTGCATCAGCAGGACACAGACGTGGAGCGCAGATGGGTGTCCTACGTGTTGACCATCCTGACATTGAAGAGTTTATCACAGCAAAGAACAACTCTGATACACTAACACAGTTCAATATTTCTGTAGGCGTGACGGATGAGTTTATGAAAGCTGTGAAAGAAGACTTAGACTTTGATCTAAAGTTTGATGGACGTGTATACAAAACTGTTAGTGCTACTGCACTGTGGGATCAGATCCTACGTTCCACATGGGACTGGGCAGAGCCTGGTATTCTCTTTATTGATCGTATCAACAAGAAGAATAACCTGTGGTATGCAGAAAAGATTGCAGCTACCAACCCATGCGGTGAGCAACCACTGCCACCCAATGGTGCATGTCTACTTGGTTCATTCAACCTAACTAAGTATATAATAGAGCATGATGGTAAGTATGTCTTCAACATGAATCAACTACGCAACGACATCCCACATGTTGTTCGTGCTATGGACAATGTGGTTGATCGTGCAACGTATCCACTAAAAGAACAGGAGCTAGAAGCCAAGAGTAAAAGACGTATGGGCCTTGGTGTTACTGGTGTAGCTAATGCTATCGAAGCACTAGGGTTTGAGTACGGCAGTGAGAGATTCCTGCAAACCCTTGAAGAAATCATGGGGGTGATTAGGAATGTTGCGTATCGTACATCTGTTGAGCTTGCTATGGAGAAAGGTCCGTTTCCTCTCTTTACTCAGGCTTATCTTGAGAGTGACTTTGCTAAGTCTCTTCCTGATGATATCCGTAATCTCATTAGTAATTATGGTATTCGTAACAGTCATTTGCTTTCTGTTGCTCCGACAGGAACTATCAGTCTGTCAGCCGACAACGTATCCTCAGGCATTGAACCAGTCTTCTCCCATTACTACGACAGAACTATCCAAACCTTCGATGGTCCAAGAACAGAGCGAGTAGAGGACTATGGTTATCGTGTCTTTGGTGTGAAGGGTAAGACTGCAGACGAACTGTCAGTGTTCGATCACGTCAAGGTGTTGAATGTAGCATCACGATTCGTAGACTCTGCATGTTCTAAGACCTGTAACGTAGGTGATGATGTGACATGGGAAGAGTTCAAGAAAGTTTACATGGATGCCTACGATGGTGGTTCTTCTGGTTGCACAACATTCAGAGCAGCAGGTAAGCGTTATGGAATCCTTAACGCCTCTACCTCTGAGGAGGTAGCAGAGGAGCCTGTGGTTGAGGAAACACAAGACTACGTAGAAGAAGGTGGTGCTTGTTACTTTGATCCTACCACTGGCCTACGTCAGTGTGAGTAGGAATCGTAGAAAGAAACTGGGTACTATCCCATCACCCTGCATAAAGGTCTGTCGTATCGAAGATGGTCTTTGTGTGGGGTGTAAAAGAACACTTGACGAAATAAGGGATTGGATGATACTGTCTGATTACGAGCAGCGTAAGCTTATTTATGAACTAAAGTGGAGACAATTTAATGGCTAAGGTACAGATTGTAGGATATTCTGTAGGTAATATTCAACCTTTAAAAAAGAAAACATCCCAATCAAAAAGAGTAAGTTCAATGAAGCTAGGTTCTATGAATAAGCACAAGCGAAGAGCAACAAAACCATATAGGGGTCAAGGCAAATGAAAGTTCACACACGTAAGTTTAGAAAGAATGTTTATGATGCAGTTGATGGTCCTTCTAAGGAAGCATTAATAAAAATATTAGAAGCTGACGGTCATCAGATAGTTTCGTCTGAAGAAGATTACTATGCTGATATTGTTTCTGTTAAAGACGGTACTACATATTATAATGAAGCAGAGCAAAAATCTTCATGGGAATATAACTGGCCTCCATCTTGGGCAGAAGTTAGAATCCCAGGTAGAAAAAGAAGATTAGTACAAAAGTATAATGATCAACTAGAAAACCTATACTTTTATGTATTTAATAAAACTTACGACAAGGCTTGGAAAATTAAAGGCACACAAATGAGGGATGAAACTATCCGTCAAGCATACGGAAAGAACATTCCTAACGGTGAAACTTTCTATCATATCCCCTACCTTGAAGCGGAGTTAGTTACAGTATGACTGAATGCGGAGTGTGTGGTAACCTATTAGATGATAACCTTGTATGTGGAGAATGTGAAGATATGTTTGATGCAGTTCAAAGACCTCAACACTATGGTCAAGGAGAGATTGAATGCATTGATTACATCAAAGACTTTCTTACCAGAGAAGAGTTTATAGGATACCTTCGAGGTAATATAGCAAAGTACATGCACCGTTGGCGATATAAAAACGGAACGCAAGACTTGGAGAAAGCTCAATGGTATCTAAAAAGATTAGTAGAAATAGCATAAATAAAAAAACCCTTGAGCAAGAAGCCCAAGAGTTTCTTAAATCAGACATTCCTAGTGAAGATATTTCAACTAGGGATTACTTTGCAGGTGCAGCCTTGTCAGGGTTACTAGCATCTGGAAAGTACTTACGATCAGGCGAGATCGTTGATCAAGCATTCTGTTACTCCTGTCTGATGCTTGACCATAAAAAGACTAAAGATAAATCGTCTTAAACTAAACCCCCAGTTAATTCTTGGGGGTTTTCTTTTATTCACTGATACCTAATCTTCTTTCCAAACCAGCCCTATCTTGTTTCATCATCTTCACCATGTCTTCTATGACACGAAGTTGATTTACGTCTAGCTTCCATAGGTTCTTTTCTTTGACATCAAAGTAAGTAAGGACTTTATTAAGGTCTTCCTTACGTCCTGCTTTCTTCACATCAAAGATGAGTTTTGTTTTGACTTCATCTGAGTCAAGAGATCTTTCCATATTATCCATAGTGTTTCTTTTAGCCACTTTAAGGATACTAGCTACTATATCTTCTTTCTCCTTGAGTGTTTTACCATCCCACTCATCGTTGTACATTACAATATCAGCAAGGATTTCTATCTGAGGTCTAACTAACTCATTGAATGTGTTGACTGCTTCAGGAGATTTACTTCTGATCTCAGTTTTCCATGTAGGTCTACCAATATCATTGAACATCTTTTCTATTGTTGATGAAGGAAGAACCTCCCTGTACCCACCAATCTTTCCAATAGGTACAGGTCTAGCCTCAGGAGATAGAGCACTCTTCTTAACCTGTGCTCTCTCACCTGTGATAGCTTCACTTGGTTCCATCCCTGTTAATGTTTCAAAGATTTGATCAACGTATCTTGTTGAATCATTGACCCACTTAACACCCTGCTTCTTATCCACAGCTTCGTAGTCTTCACCTTTAACCATAGAGATAATTTGATTCACTGGTTCAAAACGTCTAGTGAAACCTGAAGCATACTGAGATGCAATAGAACCAAAGAAGTTTCCTGCTAGGTCAAGGAACTCAACATCTTTAGCATTTGCTGCAAGAACAAATCCCTGTGTTACAGCACCAAAGGCATTACCTAAATCTCTGGTCAAAGCACGAGTACCAAAGTTGTCTGCAAAAGCAACCAGCAGATCATCAGGAACTTCACCATCTCTTAGGAGGTGAGCACCCATCCGACCAACAAGCATTGGAACGTTACGAGGGTAATCATATAGGTAGCTTACAACAGATCCAGAGTCATCCCTGTCTTCGTACCAAGCTAGACCCTCTTCGAGATTACTCATTTGTCTGTAAACACCAAGAGACAAAGCACCCCAACCAACAGCAGACTTAGTTAGGAGATCCATAGCATCCCTGTCCATAGCCTCTCTGCCACCTGCTTTGATGGTGTACTTATTTAGAAAGCTCAGACCAGAATGATCAAGCATGAAAGCTACACTGTTGTTCCAGAACTGACCGAATGGTGCAAGAGCACCAACACCTGGTACGTTTCTGATATTCTCAATCATGTCTGCTGTTTTACGTAGGTAATCATCGTTGTTACCATACTTCTTAGAGAAAGTATTACGTAGTGCATCTTGTACTGCAGTAGCTTCTAGTTTAGCAAACTCATTGAACCTCTCAGAACCTGGCTCAGATAGATAACGAACTAAGTCAGGGTCATTCAAGAACTCAACCAAAGACTTGTCGTACTTCAGTCTTATTTGTTTGTCTAAAGCATAAGAAAACTCTTGTGTCTTTGTAATGAAGTCCTGTGCTTTCACAGCATACAAAGTTTCAAAGAACTCGTTGTATTTTTGGATGTTACCTTTTTCTGGTAATGCGTTAGGGTTCAACTCAAACTCGTCAAGAATACCTTTTACTTCTACACCACCGTTAAGGTATCTAAAGATTTCTCTTTGTGCTTGTGGCCTCACCATCAAGTAATCCATGACTGCATCCTTAGTTCCGTAAGGATCAACCATGTTTCTTACCTTCTGCCTTTGAAGGTCCATCATCTGGACAGCCATCTTCTTGTATCGAACAGCATTTTCTGCATTACCAAAGACAAGTTCTTTCATGGCAGCACTACTATACAAACCTGCACGAATCATGTCAGACAAACTCTGGTTTATTGTAGCTGCTTTCCAACCAAGGACGTTCAATGCTGTTGTACCAGGATGTGTAACAATACTCCTGATCAAAGCATCTTGAAGAGGTTTGGCTTTACTAAATAAACCTTTCACTGCCTCTTCATCTGCAGGATCAACCAATGCTTTAGCAGAGGTAGCTGCATCAGCTTCAGTGGCATCTAAACCAATCTTGTTAAAGAGTTGTTTTGCTTGTGACTTTACTTGCAAAATTCTACCAGCCTCTGACACTGCAGCAGCATCCAAGTTAATAAACTCTTCAAAGTTATAAGGCTTTAATTGATCTGAAGTTTCTCTAAGAACTTCGTAAGCATCAACAACAATCTTTTTGTTGTCTGCAGACAGGTCTTCAAAAGCATTACCCATGAAGTCTGTGAAGTTCATGTCACTAGGTTGTTTGTATCCTGCTTCTGCTAAGATATCGACAAGACCTCTAAACCCTACCTCTGTACCATCTTCTAACTCTGCAGTTCTACTACCACTAAAGAACATGTTAGCAAACTCAGTATCATAATCTATAGAAGTCTTCGGGTTATCAGATACTCTAAGAAGTTCTTTGCCCTCTGCTACTTTAGCAGCCCAAGCTTCAGTTCTTTTCTTTAGTTGAAGGAGAGCCTGAGTTACGTTTTCACTAGCAAGTATCTCTTTTCTTTGCTCTTTATTGATAGACTTTAAGCTATCATCTGTAGCTTGTTTAATCAGGTTCGATCTGTGTAACTGTATCGAAGCAAGAGGTATGTTCTTTTTCTTACTGATTGCAATCAAACCTAATTGAACACCACCACCAAGAGCACCAGTAGCTGTAGAGATGCCAGTTTGAAACCAGTCAATGTCATCTTTAAATCCTGATGTCACTTCAGCCTTTTGTTGTAGGGCATCCATACCACCAGCAGCAGCCATGTCAAACCCAAGACTACCGTAGATTGCTTTCTTGTCTGCTTTGTCCAGTATAGCTTTTGTTTTAGATCTCTTTAAAGCTTCTTGGAAAGCTCTTTGTGTTGTTTCTCTTTGAACCTTTTGAGCAGCTTTCTTTGAAGCACCCTTCTTTAGTTCTTGGTAAGCAGCTTGTCTACCTACTCTAAATGCTAGTTGTTTAGCTCCCTGCACTGCAGCTTTAGACCCTGCAATACCAAAGATTTTACCTACACCAAGAGACACAAGGTTAACTGGATCAACAATCAAAGCTCTGGCATAGTCGTAGACTGCGTCAGCTTTCTCACCAATAGTTCTATCCTTACTAAAGGCACCATCAAGACTGTCAAATAATTGGTATGCTCTAGCAGCAGTAGAACGTCTTCTAGCTAAAGAGTCACCTTCTCCAGCATTAAGATGTGCTAGTTCACTGAGGGTAACAACAGACTGACCAGAGTTGAACTTCCTCATTTGATTTATGTAGGAGTCAATGATTTCTCTTTTAGAATACTTGTCTTCCTCCATGCCAAACCTATCTGACATGTAGCTCTTAATTGTTTTATAGTTTTGATTATTGGACAGAGTTTCAATGAGAGTCATGCCCTCCGTATCAACAACTTCTTGTTCTTGATCATTGGTGTCTACTGACTTTTTGTACTCTCTTAAGATATCATCTACTTCATTAGTCATGTGCACTACTCAGTCTGATCTGCATTTAGAATATCAATAGTTCCATCTAAGAAATAGTCTGGGTCTGAAAGGGTGGCAGCAAAACCAGGTGATTGCTCTAAATAATTCTTAGCAATATTCTTGTTAAGCTCCATGAGTTTTTGATACTTAAGTAAATCATTGTCTTCAATAGATAGAATTTCAATTAGTTTATTATAGTACTCTAATACCTTGTTTCTCTTTCCTGCATCAGACACGTAGTCTTGATGATCTGGATCAATTGCATTAGCTAACTCATTTCTTTTACTTGTAGCCCACGAGTCATACTCACCACGAATAGCATTTCTGGCATCACGTTTATAAGTACTATCATAAGTATCGTCCTCTGCCAGAGCACCAAGGTCTACAGTAATTTTACCTGGTCCTTCTTTTCTACCTTTAATAGTAGGAGCAGAGATACTAGCTGCTACGTCTGCACCAGTAGCTTCATCTCCAAACAAGCTCTGAGAATAAACATCGTACAAGATATCCTGAGATGATGTTCTACCAAACAATTTCTGTAAGGCGTTAAGCTCAACTTCTTCTGGCTTCTTAAGGTCAGTACCTTTAACAAAGTCAGGAGTAGCTTTCTTAATAAGTTCAGAAGGTGTAAGACCTTCATCATCAAAGTCAGATGCAACCTCAACAGCTTGATTAAGGATAGCTTTAGTAAGTCTTCCTTCCTTTTCGGCCTCTTGTGCAGCAGCAGCAAGTCTAATAATTTCTTTAGGATTCTCCATCAACATGGCATTGATAGACCTACTATCCATATCCTTTGATTGCAAGTACTCTACTGAGTTCTGCAAAGCATTACGAGTTTTGTTGACTTCCTGTCTACGTTCTAACCCACGTTGATACAGATAGTCTTGTACTCTTTCAGCTTTATCTCTTGCATACTCTCTGTTCTCTTTCATGTCTTTTGCAAGACCACCAAGAGCAGACCCTAGTGCAACTCTACCAAAAAATCCCATAGTCTACCTCGCCATCAAACCTTTAGGTTTATCTTCAACCATTGTGTCCTCTGACATTTCAGGTTCTTCTTGTGGTTGTTCTTCTTCTTGTACGTTAGAACTTATCTCAGTCAAGAAGTCATACCCAGCATCACGTTCTTCTTCAGGTGTGGACTCAACGATCCGTACCATTCTAGCAGCACGTTCTTCAATGCTTACTTCTTTTTCTTCAAATGTTTCTTTGTAGTCAACACCAGCATTGTCAGCAATCCTCATAATAGCTCTACGTATGAGGGGTTCAACAATAAGACCTACATCAATGTTGTGCATTCCTTTTGCTACTGCACCAGTCATCATAGAGTCTGTCAGTGTCTTTACTGGCATACCCATATCGAGGGCATAGAACACGTTATCAATAATCTCTGGATCAGCAACCCTGTCGAGGTGATACTTCACAGCTTCGTTAGGATCAGTAATCTCTGGCGGTCTTTCCCAAGCGTAATTCCTTGGTTCGTCCGTAAGAGACTGAC